TTGACAGATGAAGCTATTAAAACTCTATCAAGTCGTAAGTTGCCTGTAAATGAACGAGTGCTTGCTTTTGTCGTAAAAGACACGGCAGACGGCACACTTCAAGCTATTTCAGACTTTGAAAGTATTATTAGTGAAATCAAGTCTGAATACACACAATCAGAACCGCCCGCAGTAAGTACGGCGTTTGGTGGTTCTAAAGCACAATCAAGCGGAGAAATCTTCCGCAGTTCAAGAATTATTTAAAGGAGATTTTATAAATGACAGTACAAACTTTTAACCCTGCTAAAGTCCTTGTTTCACAGAAACCAGACGGAACTCTTCACAAAGAATTTACAGACATCATCATGAAGGAAGTAGCTCAAAACTCTATCGTGATGCAACTTGGTAAGTATCACGAAATGGACGGCAAGCAAGAAAAAACAGTCCACGTTCAAACTGACGGTGTTTCAGCTTACTGGGTAAATGAAACAGAAACAATCAAGACTGACAAGCCAGAAATCGTACCAGTAACGCTTCGTGCTCACAAACTTGGTATCATTCTTCTTGCTTCTCGTGAAGCGCTCAACTACACTTGGGAAAAATTCTTTGAAGACATGAAACCGCAAATCGTTGAAGCATTCTACACTAAGATTGACGAAGCCGGACTGCTTGGACATGAAACACCATTTACAAACTCAGTCGCTAAGGCTGCTAAAGATGCAAGCAAAGTCATTGGTGGTCCAGTAACTTACGAAAACATCTTGAAACTTGAAGACAAACTTTTGGACGACGACATTGAAATCAACGCTTTTGTATCTCGTGTATCTAACCGTTCAGCGCTTCGTGATGCTCGTGACGGCGACAAGAAAACTATTTACGACAAAGACACAAACAAACTTGACGGGACAGTTGTCGTTGACATGAAGTCTAAACAATTCAAGAAAGGTGATTTGCTTGCTGGGGACTTTGACAATCTTATCTACGGTGTACCTTACAACATCAACTATAAGATTTCTGAAGAAGGTCAAATCACGACTGTTAAAAATGCAGACGGAACTCCAGTCAACCTATTTGAACAAGAAATGATTGCTATCCGTTGCACAATGGACATCGCAGTTATGATTACTAAGACAAACGCATTTGCTAAACTTACAGATGCTTCAAACGTCTAAAAAGGGGGTATTGAATGGCTTATATCGTAACTACTAACATTATTGATACAAAAGATAATGGTTGGTTCTACGAAGTCGGAGAAACATATCCTAGACAAGATTTGACGGTATCAGATGCACGAATTAAAGACCTTTTGAAAAAAGGGGTTATCGCATCTGACGAAGAACCGAAAGAAGAACCAACAACAAAAACTAAAGGGGAATAGATATGGATAATACCCAACTTGCAAAGATTAAGCGTAGGTTGGGGATTGACCCCAACGACACAAAAGAAAATGACTTGTTACAAGATTTAGTCGAAGATGCAGAAAGCTATTTTAAAGGCCTTACAGGCACAGATGAGATAGCAAGTAAGTATAATTTCATGATTGAAAATGTTGTTTATAAACTCTACGGCCGTAAGGGTTCAGAAAGTGTTTCTAGTGAAACCGTTGATGGCTATTCAGTAACTTATCAAGACTACGACAACTTATTTAAGCCGTACATGGCTATTTTGAATAAGGATTTTGGTCTTGACGGTTCACAACGTCAACGAGGAAAGGTATTCTTTCTATGAAAACTCCACACAGAATCACACTCGTCCGAGGGAAGAGCGTTGCAAAGTACAATCCGGAAACGGACAGTTACGATAATCAAGCCGAACAAGTCGAAGTGGTTCCATGTTTTGTGAATTTTATTCAAAAAGCGAAAGTTTTTGAACTATACGGCAGTCGTTCTGATGTAGTCATGATCTGTAGATTTCAACAAGAACAAGAACCGTTCTTGTATGCAATATATGACGGGCATAGGTACGAACGAATGGATGGTATAGAGGCTTCAAAATACTCTGTACGGCTTAAAAGAACGGTCAAGGTATAAAAATGGGCGCAAATATTGAATGGCACGGCTTAGAGAAGCTAACAAGTACGATTTTTAATGCACATCCCAAAGCAGTCGAGCAATCTTTGAAGGTTTTGAAAAACAATGGCGAAAAAGGCAAAAAGATTGCCCAGGAGTTGGCACCAAAAGATACTGAATTCTTGAAAGATCACATCACAACCTCATATCCAGGAATGGAAGCACATATTCATGGCGGGGCAGGTTACGATGGTTATCAGGAATATGGGACCCGATTCCAACCAGGGAAGCCTCACTTTCGTCCGATGTTAGAGAGAATTCAACCGGAATTTCAGCAAGACATGACAAATGTAATGAAGGGGGTATTTAAATGACGCCGAATCATGATTTGTTTAGAAAGATATTTGCTATCAGTGACGCGAGGGTTGATACATACGATTATTTGCCCGAAGCAGATGCAAAATATCCGTTTGTCTATATCGGTGAAAATAATGGCTCAGAAACGCCGAATAATGATCTTGTCGGTACAGCAAGGCAAACCGTCCATGTTTACGGAATACGAGCGCACAGAGCCAAAATAGACAACATCTCAGCCTATCTCGAGAATGTGTTGAAGCATTTGAAAGACGGGTATGAATATAATTTCAATCATGCATCAACAGATAAACAAGTTATTCCAGACAACACAGATGTCCAACCGTTACTTCATGTAGTGCTGGACATTACTTTTAGTTATACCAAAAAGGAGAAATAATAAATGGCAGAATTGATTTTGGGGAAAGACGTAGTAGCCTTTTTCCGTCGCTACAAAGACCGTACTAAGCAAGATGCTGGTAAGGTTCGCTTCCAATCTGAATTAACAATTAACTCAGAAAAAGAAGTTGAAAGCACAAAAACCAAAGATGGAGTTGTAAACTCAATTTCAGACGGAGAAACAAGCGGAGAGTTTAAATCACTTGCTTATCGTGAAGATGGCGATACCGTCAATATGTGGAAAGAAATGCGCAAATGGTTCAAAGCTGGCGACAAGATCGAATGCTGGATTGTTGACCTTGGAAGCAAGAAAGAAGTCAGCGGTGAAGATAAGTATGACGTTGAATACTATCAAGGATATTTCAAAAACTTTGAATTGTCAGCACCAGCAGATGATAAAGTTGAATTATCTTATGAAGTAGCTATTGACGGCAATGGTATCTTGCATACTGATAAACTTACTGCTACACAAAAACAAGCAGTCGAAAGCGCACAATACAACTACCACACGCTTGAAAAAGAAACAAACGGCGAAGGTGTCGCAGTTTAATTAAAATAGTGGTATTTAGAAGGGCAATTTATTTGCCCTTTATTTTTTTATTCAAAAGGAGAAAAACAAATGATTTTAAAAATTGGAGAACGTGACTACGCTTTACGCTTTGGACTTGGCTTCTTACGAGAAATGAACAAGCTTCACTCTGCTGAGTTGGAAGGTATGAAAACTGGCTACGGTGCAATGACATTGTTTAATGCTGGACAAGCACTTAATGACCCAATGGCTTTTGTAGATATTATCAAAGCTGGAACAGTCACAGAAAACCACAAACCAAGCAATGAAGCTATCGAAAAATATCTTGAAGATTTGATTTTGAATGACGAATACGACAAGACGATTACTGAAATTGTGAACGAGTTAAAAGCATCTCCCCTACTCAAAAAAGCAATGAACCTAGTAGAGTAAGGGAGAATCAAGGTTCAGACTTTGGCTATGACGAAGCAATAGCCTTGCTTATTGCAAGACATAATATGACGTTTCAAGAAGCATCACGCACCACGCTTGAAGAATTTGAAATTTATAACACTGCTTACCTTATCCAACAGGAAGATAGACGGTACAATTCAGCAATTCAAGCATGGTTCAATCAAACAGTTCAAGCAACTAAAGGAAAAGGCAAAAGCGCAAGGTCAGCCTTTAAAACGTTTGACGATTTTTACAATCACAAAGACGAGTTTGACAAGATTTTCAAGAAAGATGATGTTAAACAAGTTAACAATAAACGGTTAAGCCTAGCTGATAGAAATCGTAGGCTTAATCAATCATTAAAAGAAAGGGGGTAACTAATGGGTTTAATGGGAACGAGTTTTGATGTTACTGCTATCTTGAAAGCTAATGTAAAACCATTCAATAGTGGGATGAAAGAAGCACAAATGACTTTGCAAAGTTTAAAAAATCAGACTGGAACGACACTTGATAAACTAAGCGGAAGTCTTTCGGCAGTCGGTACTGCTTCTATGAAAATAGGTGCTGGCTTGACAGCGGGTCTTACAACTCCAGTTGTTGGTGCTATTGGTGGTATTGTTAAATCGTTTGCTGACCTTGAACAAAATCTAGGAGGTACTGAAGTAGTATTCGGTAACTTTGCAAAGACCGTGCAAAATAACGCTCAAACCGCTTATAAAAACATGGGCCTATCAGCTTCTGATTATATGGCGACCGCAAACAAGATGGCATCTCTATTTCAGGGTTCAGGGATTAGCCAACAGAAATCACTAGACTTGACGTCACAAGCCATGCAAAGGGCCGCTGACGTAGCATCAGTTATGGGTATTGACACGAGCATGGCTATGGAGTCTATTGCGGGAGCAGCCAAGGGTAACTTCACAATGATGGACAATCTTGGTGTCGCTATGAATGCTACGACTCTTGAAGCTTATGCTTTAGAAAAAGGTCTGAATTTCAAATGGGAAACGGCTAGCAACGCTGAAAAAGCAGAATTGGCTATGCAGATGTTTATGGATAGAACTAAGCAATTTGACGGAAATTTCTTGAAAGAGTCAGAAAAGACAGTTTCAGGTTCGTTAGGTGCTATGAAAAGTGCATTCCAAAACTTTGTGGCAGGTCTTGGAAATCCAGAAGCAGATATTAAGCAATTGATGGTCAATCTTAAAACAACCGTTCAAAATTTTGCTAAAAATGTGAAAACGGTCATAGGGACTATTTGGGATAACTTACCACTTGAACCGTGGCAGAAATGGCTTGGTCTAATTCTAGTGTCAGCAGGTCCTGTTCTGACTGTTATTGGTGGAGTTGCAGCTGGCATTGGTAAACTCATAAGTATTATTACCTTTTTAGGTGGTATTTTTTCTAAAGTTTCAGCATGGTTTACTCTGTTAAACTCAGGCGGCAGTGCTCTAAGTCTAACGTTTGCTAAAATCGTGGGCGTTGTATCTTCACTAGGCGCACCATTCCTTGTTGTTATCGCAGTTATAGCAAGTTTGATTGCTATTTTAGTCGGTGTATATAACACAAGTGAAGAATTTAGAAACAAAGTAAATTCAGCATTTGAAGCAGTTAAAACTGCAATTACAGGTGCTATTCAAGAAGCTGTTAGTTTTGTTCAAGATATTTGGGGTACGCTTGTTTCTTGGTGGGATGAAAACCACGCTTTGATAGAGCAAACGGCTACGACTGTTTGGAATGCTATTAAATCAGTAGTTGAAACAGTAACCAATTTCTTAGCGCCGTTCATTGAAGCGACATGGAATAATATTGTGGCAGTGGTTTCAGTCGCATGGGATATTTTGAAAGTTGTTATTGAAACTGCATTAAACATCATTCTTGGCATTATCAAGGCAGTGATGCAAATTATCAATGGTGACTGGTCGGGCGCTTGGGAAACAATCAAAGAAACTGCTGGCAAAGTTTGGGAAGGTATGAAGGCACTACTTCAAATCGCTTTTGACGGCTTTTTGGCAATTATTCAGACTGCTTTAACAGGTATTAAGAGCGTTTGGGAAAATTCTTGGAATGCAATTTCTAGTTTCTTGTCAACAATTTGGAAAGCTATCAAATCAGTAATTTCTAGCGCTTGGGAAGCTATTAAATCAAGCATTTCAACGGCACTTGGGACGACTAAGAGTATTATTCAGAATATATGGAATAGCATTGTTTCATTTTTAACTGGAATACTTGAGAAAATCAAGAGTGGGATAACTAATTCTTGGGAAAATATCAAATCAGCTATTTCAAATGCGATCGAAAACATCAAGAACGTAGTCTTAAACGGCTGGAATAACGTAGTCAGCACGGTAACAAATGCTGGAACTCGTATTGTATCAGCGGTAAGAAGTGGATTTGATAATGCAGTAGCATCTGCTAGGAATTTCATCAGTAGTGCTATCAGTGTCGGAAGGAATCTGATTATGGGCTTTGTTGACGGT